CTGATTGCCGTTAGATCGGCTAGAGACAATTTTGATCCTCAACTTACCGTTAAACGGGTTTCGGATATCCGTCTTAGCAGGTACTCCTTGCGGGAGCCCTTACTCCTTGTTACAGGTGCAGTTACTGGGTCTTATGGCACAGTGACGCCCTTAACTAAAGGGTTAGTCAACTTTGGACTAGCTCTTGACAGTGATCCCTCTTTACAGAAGGAGATAATTACTTATCTTTCTTAACCAGGCGCCGGAAGCGTTGCCAAAGTCCGACAGATTTGTCGGAACGAGGGACTCGCGAAGTCTCCTCTTTGGCCATCGCAACCTTAGCGTCCTTTGGTAACATCGAAATGTCACCAAGTATCTTATCAAGAGCCGTGAACATCTCTTCGAGATCTTCCGGTTTGTCCAAGATTCTGTCCTTCCACTCCAAGTGGAGAACTTCGAGTTCAGTAAGTAGCTGCATTAGGTTAGCCGAGATCGGTTTCAATACTAATCTCTGGTAAAGGTCGAACAAAGTTCGAGTCGGAAACAGGGAGGTTGGTACCCACCCGGGTCCTGCCTTTCTGTCGAAATTCTTGATTCTTTTCTCGATCTCACCTTTCAGCTCTCCACCAACCCATGCATACAGAGACTGTGCAATTCCTTGCGCAGAATCCAGATTCATGGGCTGCCCTCTGATTGTAGGGGTTTCCATACTAACCCAATCGATAAATCGACTGGATAGTAGGCCACCCGGCCTCTTCAGGAAAACTAAAAGTCCCCGTAGACGATTTCGGTGCTTTAAACCGCCTTGCAGGCGGGATAAAGCCTTGTAACCGAAGCCACAGGCTCGGGCGATGGAGCTGAGCTTCATCTCCCAAATACCAGGCACTTTTGCAATCACCCCCTCGAGAGCTGCGAGATTTCGCATGCCCGCAAGGTATCCTTTTAAAGATATGGGTGTTGCATCAGCACCCCGTAAGCAAGTACGCTTAGCGAATTCAAAAGAACCATTGGAAGAAATTAGAGACTTAGTCTCCTGAATTTCAACCTTTAGCTCTTTCGTCATCAACTTCAGGTATTCCTGTGCGACGGCTTTGTCAGCGATGACAATATCGTCCCCTAGGAGTGCATAGGATTCAAACCATGCACAATTCATTCCGTATACCCTAGCTGCGCTCAGTTGTACGCAGAAATGGTGAGTCAAGGCCAGCATGGCCCAAGAAGAATACGCGCCCATAGGTTGCCCACAGGCGTAGTGATAGCTTGTCTGTTTCAGACCTCTATCACTCGCCGTCTTAGGATGGACGGAATAACTCCGTCCAACTAAGAGTGTGGCCCATAGGCGCGCAACTTTCTCACCCAGAAACCATCCCAGTAGTCCTTCTTGCAAAGCAAGTGGGAGACGATCAGTCGCACTAGACAGATCATAAGAATAAATATCCTTATGACCCATTCGATTTAATATATCGATTGGCCTAGTTTGATCAAACGTCCCGTCCATTGGGAGCTCCTTTATAACCTGGAAAATCCAGTCATGAAGGGGTCTCAGGATTGATTGTGTTACCACATCAACCATTGCTACGACACGTACTTTACCAGCGGCTTCGTCTAAGAATGCCAACTTACCTAACCCTGATTGACCGTCGGTCCAACCGGACACTAACTGTGCAAATCGAACGGTGTAGCCCGCTTTGAAAAGGTCTTTTACGACCCTGACATCGAAGGTTTTCACCCATTCAATGAGAACAGGTAGGAGGTCGTGGTTCATCCAAATGGCGGTTGACCAGAATAGGTTACCGACTGAGGAGGATCTCATCCCTTCCCATCTTTTATCGAGGCGCTCCTTTAGTTGTACTTCGGATGGTCGAAGACCACGCCAAAGACCAAGGATAAAGCCGATCCCATCACCGTGAGTTTCCTTACGGTGCTGGGCCTTCTCATCCAATTTTAACCAAAGGGGA